GTTATCCCTTAATTTTCCTAATTCTGCTATGTGTCTTTCATAAGTCACTTCGTATTTTTTCTGCCATTCTTCTCTTAACTCACCAATATATTTTACCACTAACGGATATTTTTTAGGTGATTGTAGCTCACTTGCCGTTATTCTTGCTCTGTCTTTCTCATAACCCGCCTCTATGGCACATTCTGTTCCAGTTTTTCTACCTTCATTTGCTACTACTAATTGAGCAAATTTCATTTGTTTTTCTGTTAATCGCTTTGGTAATCCCATAATTTGACAATTAAGGTAATATTGCGTAAAAGTCAACATATGATAAGCGGTAAAATAATGGCGGAGCAGCTAGAGAAATTTTTAAAAAGCCCAACTTGCCAAAATGCTAGAGTTCAAGTTAAATTACCTCAAGGCGAGTTTCATTCACCAGACGGATATTTTGATATTATTTCAATGAGCTTGATGGAAAATAATATTTTAGGATCTAGAGAAACACACAGAATAGTTTTAGAACTATCTACGACTGAATCTTGGCGTATGGGTAAAGTTAAAAAGAAATTATAAACTTACCTCACCCGTTAGTGCCTAGGCAGGGTGAGGCATTGGTTTATTAGGTGCTTTTTACAAAATCTTTCATTCAACCTAATTTTATTGGCCAAGCCTATTTCTAGTTAAAGACTTAGACTCAATTGGAGGTCTCCTCCATCGTCGTTCTACACTTGACCCCAGATCCATGGTCCAGACCAAACGTGCACTAGAATGCCAGCTACCATGGATCAGAGCTCAAGTTTTTTACATTTTTACCTTATAGGATAAAATAGGACTTGTAAATAAAAAAATTAAAAATAAACCCATATTGAACATATTATTTTTTAACCAATCGCAGCTTTGGTTTTGGTCTTAATACTTCCATTTCTTGCCTAGCCTTTCTCTTTTTCTCGGCTTTGTGTTCTCTATACCAGAACCATAGTCCAGAAAATATAGTGCCACATATTAATATTTTTAGTTCTAACGGCATTTAAAATACCTCCTTGTCTGTGCATCTACCCTTTTTATGTTCTCATTATCTCGCTTAATTCTTTCTTGGTTGTCTTTTTCTATTTGCAAGAGCTCGTCAAAAGTTTCGTTTCCTCTTAACTTAACACCAAAGAAAGATTTTAACGTATTTACTTTTTTATGGTCTATTTGCATTTTTACTCCTTTCTATTTTTTTAATGGGTTGTTCTCTTCTATCTGTTTCTCTAGCTCATTAATTCTTATTTGTATGTGCATTTTTTGGTCTTTAAGTTCTGCTAACCTACCATACAAATTACCCATTTGGCTCATTTCTGTTAAACTTTTAGTAAATTCAAACAGTGAGTCGCCTTCTTTATTTAGTTTCATATTCGCTCCTTTTTAGTTTTTTTGCTGTCATCCCAAAAAGCCAATAATCAAATATGGCTAAATCATTATCATTATTGTTATATCTGATATGAAAAGCCCATTTGTCTTGCACTAAAGTGTTTAACTTTGAGTCTTTCATTATCGCTTTTGGAATACTGTTTAATTTATGTTCTTCTGTATAAACTGTAAAAACTTTTTGTTTAAAAGATAAATCGCTTTCTGGGAAAATAAAAAAACCACATTTATTTGGTTTAAGCTCTGTTAGTCCCTCTAGATATAAACAATAAAAGTCTTTGCATTTTTGAGGTCTATTTTGATAAATCTTACAATCGCTACCGATTGTGCAGTTCTTACACCAAGTATAGCTTTTTTTAAAATTTGGTATCTCTGGCAGCTTACAACACATATTACAATCTTCGCATTTATTCATATTTTTTAAACTCTGGATTAGTAGTCCCTCTTTTATTTGTAAGATTAATTTCAATAAGGTGTTCGTCAGTATGATGAGGTAATATATTCATAGGTACATCTCTTATATCAATTTTATTACCCTCGGAGTCTTCAACTAAATAATCTTCTAATGAAAGATTTTCTTTTCTTTTTAATTTAATTTTTACATCTATTAAATTATCAATAAATTTTTTATTTAACTCATCTACTTCGCCTTTTATTAATGAAGCATATAAAAATAATAATAATTCATTCGCTCTTTCAGTAGCTTTTATTGCGTAAGTGTCTTTTTTCTTTCTAGGAATAAACTTAACAACTTTTAATTCTCTTAATTTATAAAGCTCTATTCTAACTTTTAAATCCAATTCTTTTTCGTTAGTGTTCCATCCTTTTAAATTTAGTAAATCTTTAAATAACTCATTAACTTTGTCTGCAATATATCTGTGAGTCATTTCAGTATATACTCCAAACTTTGAGTAATTTTTTGTCAATATACTTAATAAAACAAAACACAAAGGAAAATTTAAACTTTCTTTTGTTTTTCTGCCAATATAATTATTTAACTCTGTTGTTTTTTTAATATTAGTCATATTTAATAGATACCCGCATTTTTAATTATTTAAAGTTTCTCCACTCTTTTATTTCTTTTCTTTCATACTTGCCTTTTTTCTCTTCCTGCTCTTTTTGAAAGTCCTCGTAAGATTTCGCTTCGCTTTCGTAGATCCCGTGAACCTCATCAATAAAACACTCCGCAGCTGCGGGCCTAGCGCTACATATTTTATTAATTTCGTTTATTCTTTTATCTTTCCAACTTATCGTTTTGTTTTTTTCGTCTTTCATAGTCCTTTTTTATCCTAACTTATCCTATTTTACAACATTTATTATTACAACTTTTAGTTGCTTGGTAATTGCAGCATAAATTTCACTATAAATAGTGCCGTTATGCTTATACCGAGCCAAAAGTTTATATGTATTGCTATAATCAACCCTAAAAAGGCAGTTGCAAAGCAAATTCCAAAATATAACGCTCTAATCATATCGCTTCTCCTTTCTTAATTTATTTAAAACTAACATTATTAAGT